GTGTTTTACCCGCTCCTCAAAAAGTAAAATTACGAGGTATCCTCGCTACTTATGGTATCCAGGTTATAGATGATCTTGATGGCCACATGCAGATATACTTAGAAAATGAGTTAATTGCTGAGTGGTTCAAGTGTACTTATAAGTTAAAACGAGACTTGCGTGTAATAGACCCAAGAAAGCGTATTTACGTTGAAATGGAAGTTAATTGTTGGTCAGTTTTTGACGACAAAGAGGAACAAGAAACCGAATGAGAAAAACTTACGTACTTGATACTAGTACTTTAATCTATGATCCTTGCGCATATAAATACTTTCCACAGAGTGATATCATCATTCCAATTGCCGTACTTAACGAACTTGATAAAGTAAAGAAATTATCAAATGAAGCTGGCAAGAATGCTAGAGTTGCTATTAGACTACTAGATGATATTAGTAATCTAGGAGATATCAGTATGGGTATTCTTCTAGATGATGATATCATGATTAGAGTTGATGCTAATTGGATTGATATGACCGATTCTGCTTATCGTGGATTGGGTGATCCAACTTATGGCGACACACAAATTCTAGCTTGTACACAAGCAATTTGGCATTCGCACCCAACTCATGATGTAATTTTGGTTAGCAATGATATCAACTTGCGCGTGAAGGCCAAAGCTCGTGGAATCGACTCTGAGTCCCATGAAGGAGAAAGATATCATCTAAGCGATCTTTATTCTGGTGCTCAGACAATCACGCATGAAGATGCTGGTCTTGCATTGCAACAGGATGGTAAGATTGATCCGCGTGTATTTGGATTGAACTTTAATCCTAACGAGTGTGTTCTATTTGAGGCGGACAATGGCGATGGCATCGCTATGGGCCGTAAAGTAGCTAGAGATTGCGTCAGGCTCATCCGTAAAAGCTATCCATGGAATATTGCCTGTCGTAATAAAGAGCAAAGCTTTGCTGTTGATCTAATTATGGATAAAAACATAGACCTAGTTACTTTGATTGGTAAAGCAGGTACTGGAAAAAGTTTAATTGTATTAGCCTCTGCTTTAGAGTTGGTTTTGAATAGAAAAGAATATGATAAATTCATTATCTATAGACCAATTCAACCAGTTGGAAATGATATTGGTTATCTTCCTGGTACAATGGAGGAAAAGCTAGCTCCTTGGTTCCATGCTATCATGGACAATTTTGAAATGCTATTCACTCCAAAAGGTGGTGGGGGCGATTGGAGAAGAGAGCTAGAACACTTCCAAAAGAGAGGTAAAATTGAAATGGAGGCTATTACCTATATTAGAGGTCGTAGTATTCCAAACTCTATAATTCTAGTAGATGAGTGCCAAAACCTGAGTAAAGAAGATGTAAAGACTATTCTAACTCGTGCTGGAGAAGGTACAAAAATCATTCTAACTGGTGATATAGAGCAGATTGATAATTCGTTACTAGATGCTACCAGCAACGGATTAACTCATGTTATCGAGAAGTTTAAAGGCTCTGAGCTAGCTGGTCACATTACCTTCACTCAGGGTGAGCGTAGCAAGTTGGCTTCCAAGGCCGCCGAAATCCTGTAAGGAGATTAAATGTCTAAGGATAAAAGAAGAAACCCACAACCAGTTAGTGTCCCTGTAGAAGAAGTAGTTTTGGAAGCAGATGCTCCAGAAGTTAATGCTAATGGGACGCCATTGGGCTCTGTTGTACCAGTTCCAATGCCCCCTCAGCCACGACTTTCTGATGTAGACCGTTTGGCACTTGAGCTGGCCAAACAGCGTAGACAAACTGCTCTTGCTGAAGCTAAAACTGCTTTAGCCCAGAATGAAAATGCTGAGCTTTCTTATAAGTACGTGGTCCTACAGATTTATATGAAGTATGGTTTATCAGACGCAGATGCCATCAGCGAAAATGGTGACATTGTCAAGGGTGGGGCGCTACCTCAAAACCAAGCAAAGACTCAGTAATGGATTTTGAAGAACTTATTCATCTAATCGAAATTAGAAAGTATGTTGTTAATTCCATCGCTCTTCCTACTATTGACAGGAAAACGGTGAATGAATTAAACGGCATTCTTCTACTTTTAGACAAAAAAATTATCGGGTTCTTGACAGGCCCGGACTTCAAGGATTACATTGGCTACCAGGACGTGCAGCAGGCCAAAGAAGCTGCCGCTCGTATTACCAATATATACTCAGGTATTGAAAATAAGAATAGTGGCCTTCATAAAAACATTAGACAGAAATAACAGGTAAGACATGAGAATGAACGCTCCAAAAGAGCTGTTCAGTGATAACAGCTTTGTCCGCTTGAAGGATAAGAACTGGTTAGAGAAACAAAGGGTCGCTGGCAGAATTGCTGCCGAGACCCTTTTGCTTTTGGAAAGCTTTATGAAAGGTAAAACTTTTCATTCCATGGCAGTTCTTAACGAGGTGGCAGAGAATTACATTATCAAGAACGGCGGAACTCCAACTTTCAAGGGATACAAAGGCTTTCCTGCTGGCGTATGCGTTTCCATTAACAAAGAATTAGTTCATGGTATCCCCAAAGATACCGTACTAGATGACGGCGATATTGTTAGCTTTGATTTAGGCGTAACGTATCAAGGAGCTATTGCCGATACTGCAATAACCTGTATTTTCGGGACGCCCAAATCTGAAAAGCATGTGAAGTTGGTTAAATCTACTGAAGAAGCTCTGATGAAAGGTATTGAAGCAATTAAGGTAGGTAGAAGGTTAGGCACCATCGGGCAAGCTATTTCTCAACATGCGAAGATAACTGGATTTAACGTGATCAATAATTATGGTGGTCATGGAATAGATTGGGACACTCCACACGCTGCCCCTTTCGTGGAAAATAAATCAGATAGCGGGCGTGGAATTCGAATTCAACCAGGATTAGCCATTGCTATAGAGCCGATGTTTGTAATGGGCTCCGTGACCACAACTACGCTTGCTGATGGTTGGACCGTGGTAACTCCCGATCTAGGAGCGCATTTTGAACACTCAGTATATGTTCATGAAGATCATGTAGAGATTATTACTGATAGGAGCAAACTATGATAGAACCAGATAGTATAGATGGCCATATCATGTTAATTGCTAATGCTTTATGCTCTGGGATGAAAGAAGAAGACATTATTGCTGCGTATGAAAAAAATGGTTTCCCTGGAGATGAAATTTCTCTTATATTAGCTGCCGGCAAATTGATTTGTCAAGATAGAAAAGATGCTTCACCATTGAAACCTATTTTTAGGAGAGTGACATGAAAATCACGTTCGATGATAAAAGCTATATTGAATGCACCAAATCTGCAAATCCTGGCAAAGTAATAATTACCATTTCAGCTAAAGATCATACTGATCCTCTCAAGAAAATTACTAATGCAGTAGAAATTACTGTTGAAGAGTTCAAGAAATTAATATCTGATATTTGAGGTCTCAATGAGAGTTTATTTTGTAGGTGCCCACAGCACGGGTAAAACCACGTGCGCAAGATACGTGTCTGAAAAATTCGGTTTACCAATGATTACAGAAATGGCTAGAGCGGTCCTATCTGAAAAGGAATTGCATCTAGATAGTTTACGCTATAATATGGATTTGGTAGATGATTACCAAGAATCTATATTCTTTAGACAAATATCAGAAGAACAAAAATACAAAGATTTTGTCTCTGATAGAAGTTTTGATTGTTTAGCGTATGCGGCCCAGCACAGTCGCATTTTGCCAAGTTTGTTGTTGAGCGAGCAGGTAGGCCCCTACATTGCCAAATTAAAGGCTCCAGATTCATTTGTATTCTTTGTTCGACCCTCCACGGCTACCCTGAAGGCTGACGGCGTGCGAGAAAGTTTAACATGGGATGGCGTGGTCGCAATCGATGCTATGATTAAATTCATGCTGGTTCAGTGGGAATTGCCGCATTTTCAAATTAATATGGATAATATGCAGGAAAGAGTCCAACTAATCAATTCTGTTTTAGCTTTGCATAGGTAAGATATACTAAAAATTTGGTATTCTCTTGAATAATTACGTTCAAGAGGACACATGAGTGGAATATTAACACCAGGATATTTGAGATGGGACGGCACTAAATACGTTCTGGACCAAGATGTTGAAATCGTTGGTCCTGCGGGTTCTGCTGGCCCAACTGGTCCAGTGGGTCCTGCCGGCCCACCAGGCCCTTATGGAACAGCCAGTGGAGACATATCTGGAAATTATCCTGGCCCTATTGATGTTATTGGTCTCACTGGTGTTTTGGGCGTAGTTAATTGGGATCCAAGTTCACCAAACCCAACTATTACCCAGCCGGCAACTGGAGCTACCACCGGCCAGACCCTAACATACAAAGCTCAAGACGCTACCGCTAACGGTGGTAACGTAGTATTACAATCAGGTACAGGTACGAGTGCTGGCCTCATTCAATTCATAACCGGCAATAATGTAGCCGCTTATTTTGATTCCAATAGAACATTTAGAATTGGTCCTAATGCCACAGCCACACTGACTGGCCCCTACGGTATCAATCCAATTTCTGGCACTGACTACATCTACGGTAACAGTGCATCTGGAAGTATGATTCAATACATGCTATCTGGTGCAACCAATCAAAGATCGGCAGTATCCGTTTATAATTATGGTGTTTCTGGAACGGGAATAAGCGGAGTCAGTCTTGTAGCAGCCGGTTCAACTTATGGTGTTGGATCTTATGCTCAGCAAGGTGTTATAGAACAAACCGGGCCATCAACTTCTGCTTTAGTCTTTTCTAAAATTCTCGGAGATGGAAGTAGCCGTACAGTAACTGGCCGTATTTTTCAATCAGGTGCGTGGAGTATTGGAGATTTAGGTACTAGCTCTAATTCTTATGCTCAAGCAGGTCTTAGCGGGCCTCTGCTTACTTTTGGTAGTGTAGGTGGTTCATTGACTACAACAGGTGGTCAGGCTACTATTTTCAAAACTTGGGGTGGTGGAGCTGACAACGGCACTTTGTATCTTCAAGCAAATACATCTGTTAATCTTATGTCGGCTACAACTACGGTCGCCGGTACAACTACCACTAAGTTTATTACTTTCCAAGGTAGAAGAGTAAAAGTAACTTCAGTTACTTCTGCAACAGCTAGCCCATTTACAATAACAGCTAGTGATGAAATAATTTCTGTCAACCGCGCAGGGTTACCAACACCTGATCCGGCGATCACTATTAATTTGCCAGCTTCTCCAACTGCTGGAGACACTTACACGATTAAGGATGCTAATGGTACGGCGGGCATAGCAAATATTACTGTGTCTGGCAATGGAAAGAATATTGATGGCGGCTATGCAAGTATTGTGTTGATGACGAATTACACGCAAGCTACGTTTGTATATAATGGTACTATTTGGATCTCTTCATTAACTAATAACATTTCTCCAAATTCTGGTTATACGTCTGTTGTCAACGTTCCTAGTGGTACAGGAGCCAATGTTGTTGGATTGGATGAATTACTATTATGTGACCCAACTAGTGCCGTTTGTACAGTTACAGCTCCATCAACGCCATTACCTAATTTAAGATTTACTGTCAAAGATGCTACATTCAAAGCCAATGTTAATGCTATAAGTGTAGACGGAAATGGTGCTACTTTAGAAAATCCAACCAGTTTAGGAACTTATGGTTCACCAATCAGCATTACCACTGCTGGATTATCAGCCACTTGGGCATATGATCCTACTAGACTCAGATATACTTTAGTTTCTAAGGTAGTATAAGGGAATAACATGAAATCTACAGACAAATTATTCAAATTAGCTTCTCGTTTAGAAAGAAAGCTTTCATTTAGAAAAATGGCAGAAGAATTAGGAGATACTGCTATGGTAAATGTTAGGCCACTTCTGAATAAAATGTTAGTAGGACGAGAAGGCGCAGGTAATGCTCCTGATCCACCACCGCCAGACACTCTTAAGGCAAAAATAATTGCTATCCTAGGTCAAGGTGCGGCTGGAAAGGGTACTATCGAAGTTGGTGGCAGCTTTTTCTTTTCCGCCAGAAAATCTGGAAATAACTGGGTAGTAACGGAGGGCCATGTAAATGCCTCAGGATCTTTACTACAGGACAAAAAAGTTGGTCCTGCTTTGAAAGCTACCATAGATTTATTCAATAAAATTGCAAAAACAAAAATACAGCAGGAACTAAACCGAGTTCGAGACAACCTTGGTGATGCAGACACTATTACTAACATGCAAACTTTTGTTGACGGTTTTAATTTTACACTTGGTGACTAATTAGAATTGCTTGATATAATTAGAGGGCATGAAAGAATTTGATGTCGGTATAATTGGGGCTGGTGTTGCGGGCGCTTTTGCTACTTTAAAGTTAGCTAAAGACCACAAAAACGTTAAAACTATCTTATTCGATTTAGGTCGTCCGCCAATGAAGCGTAGACGCCAATTGGAAGGATGGTTAGGTTGTTTGCCAAATAGTGATGGTAAACTGTATCAAACTGACATATCCAAAGTGGCAGAGCTTACTGGATTACGTAGAGCAAAATCAGCTCATACTTGGTTCAAACACGTAATAGAACATGTTGATAATTATAAAATCATCAAAGATCGTTCTCCTGCGGCTTCCATGGAAAAGAAAATTAAGAAACTAGGATACGACCTAAGACTTAATGATTATGTTCAAGTGTATCCAAAAGAAATCCATATGTTATCTAAACATATGGCAGAAATTATTGAACAGAATAAAAATATTACCTTCAATTTTGACAATGAAGTTCTACGAGTAACTAAACAAAAGAATGTCTTTGTTATTTCAACAGAGGAACAAGAGTTTCGATGTAAGAAGATTATAATTGCTGTTGGTAGAAGTGGTTGGCGCTGGGCTAAGGAGCTTTATGCCAACTTCGGTATTATCGATAATAATGATACTGCTAGATTTGGCATTCGTATCGAAACTAATTCTAGTGTAATGAAAGACTTCAATAAGTCTAATTGTACTTTAATAAAGGCGGATGATCTAGAAATTGGACCGCTTTCATGGTATGGCACCGTTATACCAGAAGATCATTTAGATTTAGCTATTTCAGCATTTCGTTCTAATGAAAATAGATGGAAATCTGATAAGGTATCTTTTAACTTAATAGGAAATAGACCATTTCCCGATGCAGGCTTTGAACAAACAGATAGAATAGGAAAGTTAACTTTTGTTTTAGCAAATGATAGAATAGTTAAAGAGCGTGTATCTACTATTCTATCCGGTAAGAGTAGGATATCTATCATTCCAGAATATGATTGGCTCAAGCCAGTTATTACCGAATTGTCTACACTTATACCTGAGATTTCCAGTAAAGCATATTTCCACGTACCCACCATTATTCCGTCAGCCCCGAAAATAAATATCGGTGATAATCTAGAGACTGAAGTTGATGGTATGTTCGTGGCTGGTGAGAGTGCCGGTATTCATGGTATATTAGCTGCTGGAATCATGGGCATTGCCGCTGCTGATGCCGTATGTAAGTGAGATAAATCATGCCGCCTACCAATAAAAACAAAAGTAATAATACTCAAGAACCCAACTTTCCTGCTGGTACGCCAGATGAATTAAAAGACAGTAATCTTAAATATAGTCTTAGTAAGTTTGAGTACGACTTATATCATGAAGAAGATGATGTAGCGGAGAAGGTAATAAGGGTAAAAAGAGTGTCTATGCCTAATAAAGGTGAGAAGTGGAAAATCTTCGAGGATAACAAAGTTATGTTTGTCGTCGAGGGCTCTAAATTGACGAAGAAGGAAAAAGATTTCCTACGCACGATCGATGGGGTAAATTTTTTAATTTCTCAGTACAAGCAGGGCATCAAGTCCTTTAATTCTCTGAAAAACGAAATCAAGAAAAGATTGAAATAATCGGACTTGACGCTTTATTATTGATTCTTACATTGCGGGGAGCGGTTTGCTCCGACAGAGGTGTATTGCATGAATTATGTATTTTATGTTGCTGATATTGAAACTACCGGCTTGGATTCTCATATCCATGACGTAATTGAATTGTCACTATCTAGAATAGGCGACTCAAGTGAAAACGCCCAAAAGACTTGGTGTTTTAAACCAATCAGTCCTGATAAGATTGATATGGGATCCCTGAAGGTTAACGGTCATAAACTAGAAGACCTATTGCATAAAACCAAGGAAGGGCGTGAGCGATATCTAGATCCCAACCTAGCGATAGTTGATGTAGAAAATTGGCTATCCGAAGATGGCGTGCCAGCCGAGAAGAGATTTTTGATTGGACAAAACATCGGATTCGACAAGGATAGACTAGAACAACTTTGGATCAAATGCAATTCTAGAGATTCATTTCCCTTTGGTCGTAGACTAATGGATACGATGATGAATGAATTGTTTTTTGATTTTTGCCGCGGACAGTTTGCGGAAGGTTATGGCTTGAACGCTTTGGTTAAAAAGTATGGCGTCAAGAATGAAAAGGCCCACACCGCTGCGGCTGACGTAAAAGCAACCAAAGAAGTATTTGAAAAGCAAGTCGAACTGATGAGAAAGCTCATCAAGCTAGGAGAAGACGCCGGTCTTTTTAAATGAAAATTCTGTATGCAGCATCCAATAATCAAAATGCTAAGATTCAACTCTCTCGTTTCCTGAGAGCTATGGAAGGATCTGAGCATCAGATTAAGATAGCGGCATATAGAAAGTCATCTCCTTATTCTGTTAATATAGACTGGACGTTAGATGCCTGTTTGAATATCTATAGGCCAGATTTATTGTCGCTTCACAATGATAACTTAAGTATTTACGCCGAGCAAATCAAAAGTTGGGCGCCTGATTTAGTCATTAGTGATTTAGAATATTTCACTAGTTACATTGCAAGTGATTTGAATATCACGCTGTGGCAGTGTAGTTCCTCTATGATCAATTACGCTTTATCGCGTAAAGAGAAATACAATTTGGGGCTGTTTAAGTTCCATGCTCATATTTTGAATAGAGACATGCTGCATTCTCAGAGAATGATTAATATACTAGATAACTCGAATTGTAATTTCGTTTATGCTCATTATGGCGATACAGTATCTCCACCCACTTTACAAGAAGGGTTTGAGTGGGTTAGGCCATACCATATTATCTCTAAAGAATACATACCGTGCCAGCATAATGTTGTGGCTGCGGTTTCGAGTCCCGATAAATCTTTGCTAAATTTTTTAGCAAAACATTCCGATAGCGTGGTTTTCCAAGAAGACGTGCGTGAATATTATCCGAATCCGCAGGTCAAGGATATAAGGATCGAAGACGAATATTACTGTAACATTAAAAATTCCGACATTTTCGTTTGTCAGGGTCAGATGAGTTTCTTGGCCGATGCTTTTTACAATGGCAAGTATGCACACATTTTCCCAGACTATGAAGATACTGAATCTGTAACCAACAGCCAAATTACCCAAAAATTAGGGCTGGGACATGTTATGTCTTTCAAAGATAACTTTGCCCCAAAAGAAATACAACCAATGTATTCAGATTCAGTTAGGTATTTGCATCAATATATAGAGGAACTATGATGTATGTAGCCTTAGATATTGGCAACGTATTATGCCATGTTGATTTCAATCAGTTTTTGAACGATTTATCAGAAGCCCTTAACATATCAATAGATGATGCTATGTACTTCTTAAATCGTAGCCAGAAGCTACATGATTTAGGACTAACTGCAATGCGGGATGAATTAAGAGATCACTTCAAGATTAAGTCTCCTGTGGTTATTGATAAACTTCTAAAATCGTGGAATAATTCTATCAGACCGGATTTTGAAGTGTTAGATATGTTTAATAGCATGAGCGAGAAACATAATTTGAAAGTTGCATTAGTTTCTAACATCGGTATAGAGCACGCCGCTTTAATGGAACATGTATTAGATCATAATGGGTTCTTTCAAAACGCGATAAAGCATTTTAGTTGTAATGTGGGTGCAAGAAAACCCACACTTCTATATTATCAAAGTTTTCTAATGGAACATCCAGAATTCACTCATTGTGTTTACGTAGACGATGCTATTGAAAATTTAGAAACAGGTAAGAGATTTGGATTTCAAACCTATCACTTTGCTTTAGATAAAATGGACACTACTGCAGAGCTACCTGAAATTGAAAAGTTAATACTTTCCACTGAAGAGATGCATAAAAACAGCAGGTGGCACTGATATATTCATTATGTTAGAGCCGACTAAAAAGGATATAATATGAGCAGTGATAACAAAGAAACAGTTAAAAGATTTCAGCAGCCAGGTCGTGTTAAGGTGGTACAAGGAAGTATTGTTAACCCACATAATGCTGGCCTGAGATTTGTGCTCAACGTAGCTAATACAGTTGGCAAAGCAGAGGGCCCAATGTATTCCCTCTTTGAAAAGAAATGGCCGAGCGTCAAACGAGAAGTTCGTGGCTGGTTCACTACCCGTGATGGTAAGTATAAACTAGGTGCCGTGCATACTATGGCTGTACAGAGTGATACCTGGGTACTTAGTTTGCTATGTCAGGATGATGAGCTACAAACTCAGGATGACGCGTTGCGTACCTGCCTAAAAGAGGTTTGTAAATCAGCTAAATATGAAAAGGCTAGCGTTCATGTTTCTACAAAGCTAACCGATGCTTTACCAGCATTACAGCAACTTTTGACTGATGAGCTAGTCAATGAAGGTGTTTCTGTTTCTTTTTATGAAGAACCAGAAGCTCAGTGATTTGGTTAACTAGTCATTTAGTTCTTCCCAAAGATAGACAATCTGATGATAACTCCATAATTTCGCATTATGGAATGACAAAACTCAAACCGGGGGATAGAGTTGATTGTCGTGTGAAGGCGTCCACCATAGTCAGCCCTTATAAAAGCTATGATGAGATAAAGACTTTCGAGATCGTCGCAAAAGACGGTCATGGATACTATCTGTATGTACCTCATTACTATCATTTGAAGGATACTAAAGTAGCAGATAAACACCGATGTAAAGAGCTGGGTATAGACAAAAAGTTCCAAGATGAGAATATTGTCTATATTCAAGAAAATCTAGTTGCTTTTGTCCATGACAGATTAGATGGCTTGGCCTGTAAGATTTGTAAAGAATTTTATCAATATTCTTCGGCAAATCAGGAAGATGGCAGCCTAATTTGTTATTCTTGTCGTCAAAATCCATATCGATAACCTAGCATTGTATTTATGGCAGTTGACGCGGGCTTTGAAAGCTATTTTAACAAATTGATTAGCGAGGTCAAGAGTTTGTTTACCTCGAAGGCGCCCCAGGCTACCCCTGCGCCTCAAAAGGAATTTGTAGCGTCTCCTGGTGGCTACAGCGCACCAATTCGCGGCACTTGGCACAACCTCGGAGGCTTTAGCCCAAGCATGGCTCGCTATGATGATTTAGCTAAAAATCCTAAAGCCACTAAGGGACGAGGTCATTTTGGTGTAGATATGGGCGCACCGGCCGGAACTCCTGTTTATGCTGTGGGAGCGGGTACAGTGTCTACCACTGGTACAGATAAAATGGGCGGTAATATTGTAGGGGTACAGCATCCAGATGGTCTTTGGTCCTACTATGCTCATCTTTCTACTGTCAAAGTACAAAAAGGTGATAGAGTCGATAAAAACACCATTGTTGGAACGGTAGGTAACACAGGTAATCCAGGCAATCCTAAAGATCCATACGTGACTCAAGAAGGTGGCAGAACCTGGCCACACTTGCATTTCGGAGTTAAAGATCACGGCCAATGGGTTGATCCCGCAAAACTATTCAGCATCCCACAGTATGACGCTGCTTATGCTAAAAATCCTGGTAAGTATCAAAAATTCTGGTTATCGGATCAGTCTAAACAAGAGGCTCAGGCATTTAATATGCAACAACACATAGCGAATCGCCGAGTAGCCTTCTCTAGAGATGTGGATCGCTTGATGAAGGTAGCATTTGAATTCGCCAAAGTTAGCGGTCGATCCAAGTAAGAACTACTTCAATATTAGATAGTGTGTTGCCACTAGGTGGCGTTAGTAATGGTTTACCCGTAGAAAACCATACTTCATGTTTTTGGGTAGATGAATTGTATCCTTGCATCTTGAAGTATGTATTAAATCCGTGTGTTAGCTTGCCGGTAAGATTAGAATTATACTCAACAAGTTGAGCACTCGGCCCATAAGTTTGTGTTGGTGTTTCAAAGAAACTAGAAAAATCATCGTTTCCTGCGTTCGCGGCATATTGACCATTCCATTCTAGAAACGTCAAAAATCCATAAATGTTTTGGTCTAAAGCAATAGCCATTTTAAATCAGGTTAATCCACCCGCTCCATTCCACTGTAAATAAATTCCATTCTGTAGATGTAGCCAGCGTGACGTTCCTTGTACGGTACCACCACCAGTATATGTACCACTTCCTGAACTTCCTGTTAATGTAAAGTGCGTGTTATCGATTACAGTAATAACCCAAGTACCGTTGGCAGCAGTATTTCCTGTCACGTCCTTGATAATAACAGTTTGTCCGGTGGTTAAAGCATTGGCCGATGAAGTAGTAATCTGGATTGGAGATGCATTGGTCGCACCACTGATAGTGGAGGTTGCTGTACTATCTGTGGTTAAAGTAAAATCTCCAAAATTGGTTCTGCCCTGTCTAAGGAACGGTGCTGTTCCCATAAATCTCTGGTTGAGAGACCAATAAATAGGTAAGTCAGTTCCATATGGAAGAGATAATCCGGGATTATTTAATTGCCCTGCCCAAATTTCCCAAGGGAATAACTCAGTAGCGCTAGTAAAAGGATTATCACCAGCATTTGCTGAAAATACGGGAGAAGATCCGCTTCCGTCAGCATACGTTAATCCCGCAATCATACACATTTCTGGTGCGCTATCACGATAGGTAAATCCAACATTGACTTGATTACCCCCTCTCATTCTGATACCCCCATAATCAGGAGTGGCACCGGTACTACTGCCATACACGAATATTCTGTTGCTATCTACCGGTAATGGTGAAGGTTCATTTTCTGGCAATCCAAATGTTATTAATCCGTTACTTCCGCCAGTTTGCGCTCTAGCATAACAAAAAACTGCTCTTCCAGTATCATCACCGACTGCCGTTATACGAGGAGCATTACTAGCATTGGCAGATCCTGTTACCGTATATGCATAAGCGCTTCCAATCTGTATATTTCCGTCTAAATACTGTGGTGTAAGAGTTGTTATTCCGCCCGCAGTAAAATCACCAGATGAAATACCACCATAGCCTACACTGATAGATGTATATGGAACTACAGACGGTACGTTGTACGGATCTATAGAAAGTCTAACTTGCCAGCCAGTTGAATGAGGACTTTGCAATAAAATTTTACTATTGAATGAAAGGGGGCCTGCCGTATAGCCCGTACGTGTTATAGTTCCGCCACTGGTATAAGTTCCGTTACCAGAAGAGCCGTTCAACAATACGGTATTATAACCATTAACAGTAATAGTCCAGGTACCATTAGCATTTGTATTGCCGTTAACCCCAGAGACAATAACTCGTTGTCCTGTTTTAAAATTACCCATTGTGGTAACATTATAGGTAATTTGTATAGGTGTAGTATTGGTAGCTGCCGTTACGCCCCAACTTGATTGACCTTCATTCGTCTGCAAGACATAGTTTGAAGCTTGTGTTTCAATTTCATATAACCACCAACTCATTCCGCTTTCTGGCGGTGGAGTGTCGGTTGATCGATAATTGATAGTATAAGAATTAGAAGCCGTATTCGTAGTCGTAATCTTAAATACTCCGGAATTTTTGGTTGGGTAAAGATTACTTTTTAGTACTAGAATGCGTCCGGTATCACCTGCAAAAGGAGCCGTACCATTTACAACTGTTCTGGCAGTAGATTCAACGCTAACTGCATAGACAGAAGGGGCGCCTCCAAAGTTAATACTGGCATTTGTTCCAGAAGCAATTAGCATTCCCCCTGGAAATAAAGTTTGCGCATTAGTTGTGTAAGCTCCTCCGCCAGTGCTTCCAACTAATTTTAACTGAGTAGAATTGATAACTTCCACTTGATATGGATTGTAAGGAATAATGGTAGATATTGGGGAACCAGCTCCACCAATAGAAGCATATTCTCCCGTAGTCATGCCATGTGGAAATGTAGTTGTGATAGTCCACGGTGCACCCGAAGCGGCAAGTATTTTGTTTTGTCCGCACGTAACATTACCACCCGCAGATGTAACAGCTCCACCAACTGATGTGCTTCCTGTACCACCAGAACATCCTGTAAATGAGGTGGCAGTAACTCCAGTGTATGTTACTATTTGTGGGCCAGCACTGGTAACCACATAAATTGTTCCATTGGTTGGAAACCCTGTTGTTGAGGTTACGTTAATTGTAGCTGTGGGTAATGCTTGAACACCAGTTGTTGTAGTGGCAACTGTTGCTGTCATTGTTCCGGTGCCACCAGTACAATTAGTAAAAGTAGTTGCGGTTGTACCAGAATATTTAACTCTTTGTATCCCGTCACTCGTGGTTACATAAATTAATCCACTTGCTGGAAAGCCGGAGGTAGATCCAACAGTAATTGTTGATTGAGGAAGTATTTGTCCGTTGGAAGCTACATCTATGTTAGTACTAGCAGACGCAGAAAAGGGCTGGCTATTATCACTATCTAAATTGAAACCGGTTTGTCCAACTATTGAATAGCCCAATACCCTATGCATGAATAAGGCTAAACAGTATAGATATGGCGTGAAAAGCATATTGCCAACATAACCAGAAGTGGCAGAAGGATAATCTCGTAAAACATGAACTGTCATTTTAGGTTCCTCCAGCTAAAATTGGATATGGCAATATAGACCCATCCCAAGGCATTAATATACCATTAGCCAGATGAATATATTCTCCTTTATTACCGACTAAATAATTAGTCGGCACTGAACTTGAGGTAAGTCTAAAAGGTCTAAATCTTGCTCTAGCAAGTGAAAATTGCCCAGTTGCTACCGTAGACATTAATGGTTCACTTGTTATCATTTGTCCAGTTTGACTTTGAAATGCTACATAAGTAGACAAACTTGAGCCGGTTGTATAGGCGGTTCCAACAGATGCATTACCTGTGTCGCCCACTAAGTTTCTAGTAATAAGGTTAGAAGATCTGGTTATTCCGTCAGTTCCAACCATACCAAAATAGTTACAAATAGAATCATTACCGGTTGTAGAATTTAAACCATTTCCACCAACCCATGTTGCCAGTACGTTTGGATCTTGTGTTTGAGTATACAGTCTTTGTGGAGTAATAACAGAGAAATAAAATCCTTTAGTAGTACCCGAACCATTTGAGTTGCTGGATAAAATGTGTCCAAAAAGAAAATCGGTATCGGCACACATAGTAACGAATCCAGTTACGTTTATGGCAGTGCCGCTATAGTTTAAACCATTTGCATTAGTTCTTTCTGATATTGGAGTATTTGATCCTGTTCCAGAAAATCCGGAACCATTCCAACTGTTAGTTGGAGATCCAACTATACCTAATTGTCCATATGCATTTGCACTGCCTCTTAGTATAAATTGAAATTGACTAACAGCTTGACCAGAATTGATGCTCGGCGCACCTTTCAAATTTCCAACAAAATAATTGCCGTTGGCTACTGATAACTGAGAGGCACCAACTAAATCAATTACTCGATAACATAGAGAGGCTCTAGACGTTAAATTATTTTTCAAAGTAGAAATATCTGGAGTACCACCACTAAACGGTACTAATCTTACTTGTGAACTAGAATTGACTTCAATAATTTTATAAATGGAATCGTCAGTACTTGGTTGATTAACAGATACAGATGCATTTAGATCTAGATATCCAGTTCCACCAGAACATCCCGTTAAAAATGGTGCTGTTACAGTATCTCCAGTTACTACGGTTCCAGTACCTCCAGTACATCCTGTAAACGATGTTGCTGTAATACCTGTATAAGTAATTATTTGTTCTCCGGTGGTAGTTTTTACATTAAATGTTCCACTGGTTGGAAATCCTGTCGTGGAAACAACATTAACGGTAGCCTGAGGAAGAACAGCATTATTCGATAAAGAAGAAATAGTTGTATTTGGAATTGAAGCATAACTAACTGTCTGTGTACCGTCGCTAGTTACTACAAATACAGTTCCTGATGCTGGGAACCCTAAGGTATTGACCACATTAATTGTATTTTGTGGTAATGATAATCCAGCCATAGAAGGGGCTGTTCCAGTTCGAGCGCCCGGCAACCAGATAACTACATGTTTGCCGGCCATGCCTACAGTGAATGGAGTGGAACTAGCTGCCGTAAGTGTAGGGCCTATGGCTGATGTAACCCCATCATTTCCAATTGCTAAGACGGATGATCCCTCGAAAAATCCTGATGGGCCACTAACTGGGCTGGTTGGAATACCACCAGGTATTACGATTGTGCCGCCTCCAGTATAGGTAGCGTTACCAACTGCTCCGGATAAATTAAACGTGGTAGGACTTTGAACGTTAACTAAAAATCCACCGTTAGCATTAGTATTACCCTGAACGCCATAAACTCCGACTAATTGATTAGTAACTAATCCGTGCGGAGTAGATGTAGTTATTTGAATTGGGTTAGCATTAGATGCAGACAATACTGTAAGAAAAGAACTATTGCCGTTAACACAATAAGCCCAAAACTCATAACACAGTTTCATAAAGATAGGAATATCTCTACCATTTGTACCGGTTGTATATTGTAATCCTCTAAGATATTTCCTTGCCATTTTTCCCTTAAGTTACTACGGGCGGGCCGTTCCATAACATCCACAAACCTCTTCTCATATGCTGAGCTACTAAGTCTGCGCTTGTGCTATATTCTGCGTAATTTGCTCTTCCTTCCCTTATATGCGGAATAGTTCCCAGGAATCTACCTTGAGATATTGGAAAGCCATAATTTGAATAATTGTTGTTATTCCAGGTGAAAAAACTTCCAGAAATAAGATCAACTGGGAAAAGCTCTACTCCACCAAACCAAGGAGTATCGCCTGCAGAACCATCAAAAATAGGACTGCCTAGTGCCGAATTACCGGCAGCGTATGCAAGCAAAGATGCGCAAACAGATACTGGGATAGAGTAAGTTCCGTGGTTAACAGACCTTGTAATACCCTGAGCATATAATCCTCCGCTGCTGAGGTTGCCTGGGTACCAACTCATATCGTTTAGGTAGCCTCCTCCAGTACCACTATATCCTGAGCCAATAACAAAAAGACGCGCTTCATCATTGCTAGGTAATGGTGTAGCTTCACTATCACACATTCCGTAGGTAACAAAATATGAACGTGGGTTACTGGCATTTCCAGGTCTGCGAGCAAACATAGAAACTCCGTATCCGTCAGTATCTCCCACTATGGTAATTCTGTACACCATTGAATTAAAACTAGTAGGGAAATTTTGATTATCCCCGAAACCTGGAATTCCTCCCTGAAATTTATTATCGTTTGAATTAAAGAAAAGAGCGGTATGTAAATGTTTACCGGTGGCAGGGAAATCTCCAGATGAATCGCCCTCAAATCCTGGTATTGTGCTAATCATTGCACATTCTGAACTCTGGGAAAGGAAGTTTACACTACCAGAATCATCGATCGTTTCGTGACAAACCCTAATTTGCCAGCCTAAAGGATGAGGACTTTGCAAAATTATTCGTGGAGCAGTAGAGGTGCCATTCCCTCTATATTGACTCGTTGTATTGCTATTATTTGTATTTTCAAAAATAACATATCCGTAGTCAACAAATCCAGCCCCTGATATTCCTGTAAAGCCAAGTTTACCACCGTAGGTTCCAGTCCCAGAATAAGTAACTTGTTGCCATGAAAGATTAGTTGTTAATACGTACAACTTCCCGTTTGAAAATGGTATGCTTGAAGGATCGCCGTACAAAGTTGCTGGTAAATTAACATACGGTATAGTTACCGTGCCTCCGCTCGTATAAGTTGTTGAAGCTCCCCAACTTGATCCATTTAGAGTGAATGTATTGCTTCCAGTTACAGTAACAACCCATGTTCCATTAGAGCTATTGTTGGCGCCTACTACACCAGAAATAGTAACATAATTTCCCGTAGTGAGACCATGACTTCCTGAAACGGTGACAGTATAAACTGATCCTGTCGTACCAGTTTCATTCGTTATAGTAAAAGTAGGCGATGAAAGGAATGTAATTGGCGATTGAGGTACACATAAAGAATCGGATTCATATAAATACCAATTCATACTATCTGCAGCTTCAATTGGTGGAACATTAGGAGAATAATATACAAGATTACTGGTGCTCATAACACCTGTTCCGCCTGTACAACCGGTAAAAGTTGTGCTTGTGGTGCCAGTATATGTTACCTGTTGAACGCCAGTGCTGGTGGTTACGTAGATGATTCCTCCAGTCGGAGAAAATCCTGCTACGACCGCATTGCCGGTTGACATACGTCCAGTACCACCAGTACATCCGGTAAAGGTAGTGGCTGTAGTTCCAGTATAAGTGACTAGTTGAGGACCACTTGCAGTTGTAACATAAATTCTACCATTTGTTGGAAATGAAGTGGTGGATGAAACGTTGATTGTTCCAGTTGGCAAAGATACATTGTTAGAAGAGGCGGTAATTGTAGTCGTACCGGTTGTAGTAGAAGCAACATTGATAGTTGTTTGTGGAAGTGATAATCCGTTAGAGCCAGCAGCAATAGTAGTATTTGTGGTAGTAGCAATTACAGAGGCGCCTGTTCCAATAGCTGATGCAACTCCTCCCACGATAGTGCCAGTTCCCCCTGTACATCCTGTAAAGTTGTTACCAGATATACCAGTGTAAGTAATAGTCTGGCGGCCGGCACTTGACCAGAGGAAAAATGTCTGTGGACTAGATGTTGTGGCAGCAGGAAAACCAGTTGTTGATGTACTTATTATAGTAGATTGTGGTAGTGATAATTGGGAATTAACAGCGTATCCAGTTTTTATTGTGCCAGTTCCACCAGAACATCCCAAAAATTGTGTGCTGTTAATGCTAGTGTAAGTAATTGTTTGGACACCAGCAGTTGATACTACTTTAATAGTCCCGCTGCTAGGAAATCCTGTAGTTGATGATACATTGATAGTACTTGTCGGAAGCGCAGCGTTGTTAGAACTGCTTGCAATACTTGTCGCGCCACCAATATATGTTCCGCTCCTATAATCTACAACATATGAATTGCTAATAGACTCGAAATTGGTGATTAGGAAACATCCAGAATTTGATTGTGGATTTGTGTCACTTTTAAGAACCAAAATCCTGCCAATATCCGAAGAGCTAACGACTCTGGTACCGACTGGAACAGAAACGTTGAATTCTTTATCTAATCCCAAATTGATACCTGCTCTATCACCCCCAGCAAAAGTAGGTGTTCCTGTTGGAGTGGAGTCTGCTGTTGAAATAAGAAAACTTCCGACAGAATTAATAGGATAATTAGTATCACCAACATAAGAATAGCCAAGTACTCTTCTCATGAAAATGGTTAAAAGATATGAGGCTACAGATGTAGATGTAGGGGTATTAAAATTGGGAGAAACATAATCTCTTAGTAAATGTCTTGCCATTATACCTCACTGAATCCATCTGCCCACGATTTTAATATTCACAAGACTGTGGCCCGATGGCGGAGTAAAATATACTCCATAGTCTACGTTTGGAACATTTCCTGTAGGATCGAAAGTTTCTGGTCTAGTTACAATGTCTTCTGCAATGACCCAAGTTTCAAAAGTTTGATCTAAAGGATTATATCCAACTAACTTATAATATATCTGTTGATCTTTTGGCCATGGTACTACTGGCTGATTATCATATAAATATGAATTACCCAATGCGGTAGGTATTGTTACATCAGCATTAAAATCAATTGTAAACCCATTATATGTTTGTGGCGTTACACCGTCTAGAACATTAAGATTTACTTCTGCCGAAAAACTAGCAGAATATGCTCCAGTATAATCTATGTTAGCGTCACTTCCTACTGCTGCGGTGTCAGTATTCAGGGCGCCATATGTGTTACTAGAGCCGCCCCAAGTAGGATTATTTCCTAGTGCCGGCAAGCTAAGACTCTGTGCGTTACTCATGGCACCACCTGTGGGCCATTCCAAGTAATGTAAACTCCACTTCTTAAATGCTGCCAAGCACGATTTGCATCATTACTCGTAGTATACTGTCCAAAATTGGATCTACCACTTCTAATATGAGGAATAGGACCAATCATGCTTGGTTCGAAGGGAAATATATCTGGATTATATGGATTTGTGCTTCCATTCCAAGAAGCAATAGTTCCGCTAATTAAATCGACAGGAAGTAACTGTGTAGTAAATCCCCATGGATCATCACTTGCAGATCCATCAAATCCTGGACTTGTGTAGATGGTAGCTCCCGTACTGTATGTCCATAAAGAAGGAGAGCAGCTAACTGGAACGCCTCCGAGAGACATGCTAACGCCTTGAACAACACTGTTCTTTGTATAGCTATTTCCGAAGGAGGCTCCAAAACATGCCCCTGTAGATAAGCTAATGTTATTTAAACTCTCTCCAAAGTCGCCGTTGCTACTTGAACTTATTCCGTTGCCAATGCAGAAAAGTCTAGCTGTGTTATTAACTGGTAATGGTGCTGGTTCATTTTCTGGTACACCAATAGCAAATAATTGTGATCTTGGGTTTGTTGCATTAGATTGTCTACGATAAACTAGAACAACACCTTGCCCGCCATCATCTCCAACTATTGTTATTCTAGATTGAGCGCCATAATAACTAGTAGGAGAGTAAATATATCCGTGATACCATGGTGCACCAAATCCAGGACAATTTCCTGACATATAGGAGTTTGCTCCATATGCATTAGCATCATATGTTCCTGAATAAAATAAAGCTGTGTGAAGATGTGGTCCGCCCACAGCAAAGTCTCCAAAAGAATCGCCCCCAAATCCAGGGCTTGCAGTCATAACTGGTACTGATCCGGTTGCACCGTTTGTTTGACCAATATTACGGGCCCAATCAAAATATGCTTCGTGACATATTCTTGTTTGCCATCCTAGTGCGTGAGGACTTTGAAGAATAATTCTTGGTGTAGTAGAATTTCCGTTGCCACCATAAGTTGATGGCCAAGTACTATTTACTGTTCCCTGTACAGGGGCAAGTGAATCAGCAGCGTATAGCCACCACTCCATACTATCGAACGCTTCAACTGGAGGATAGCTTCCCATGGTTCTATAATCGATAACATAGGAGTTAGTTGTTACTGTACCTGTGCTACCTGTTCCATTACCAGTGGCGGGAATGGTAAACGTGTTAGCTCCTGTTACAGTAATTGTCCAGGTACCATTAGCATTGGTATTTCCTGTTACACCCGAAATAGTAACTGTTTGCCCAGTAGTTAAGGTAGTTGTAGTGCTAGTAGTAATAGTTATTGGGTTAGTATTAGAAGCATTAGAAACTGTATATGTGTTCGATTCAAAACCGTTAATTAGAAAAATTCCTGAATTATAAGTTGAATTGGCCGTACTTTTTAGTACCAATAGTCTCCCAACATCTGCTACACTTACAACTCTAACAGAAGGCGGTACCCATACATAAAATTCCCTTCCATCTCCTTGATTAATGCCTGCTTTAGTTCCTGCTGCGAAAGTTGGAGTTACTGTTGGAGTGGAATCAGCAGTGGCGATAAGTAATGTTCCCACAGAATTGATTGGATAATTAGTATCTCCCACATAAGAGTATCCTAATATTCTTCTCATAAAGATGGATAGTAAATATCCTGGAATCCACTGTCTGTTTCCACTATTTACATTTTGTTCTATGTAGTCTCTAACTGTATGGATGGCCATTCTAAATTCCTTATATAATATATAGCAAGTTATTTGGTAAGATTGTATTGTCCCAAATTATAGCAATTCCATTTTGGATATTAAGGAACTGATCTCCTCCCGGAGATCCAAATCTATGGTATAGTGGTAATGGTGTGCTAGTAAGCTTAATAGTTCTAATTCTAGCCCTACCAAGAGAATATTGATTAGCAACACCTGGTAAGCAGAGAACAATATCCGATGCTAGAACTGATCCTCTTGACGTATTAAAAGATATTCTGTAATCTGTTAAGTTAACTCCAAATACCGGGCTAGCATCACCAGATATAGATTTAGCTAAGGAATAGTAAGTTCTTACTGTACCATCTGTTCCCTTCATAGCAAAACCGCGTCCGAAATTTTGTCCGCTACTGGTACCGATACCGAAAACAGAGCCGTTAAATACTCCGCCTCTGTGTATACAGGCCATTGGATTTGTATCAGAAGATGCTGCATACAGTCTTGTTGGAATTTCAACATGTAAGTAGGCAGACCCGTCTCCGCTGTTTATATCTTTGTAATGCATTAGGAAGAAGGTTGGATCAGCCGCCATAGTTATAGCTACGTTGCCGTTAGGACCACCGTTATAGATACCTCCACTTAAACTTGTAAATTCGGCGGGAGCATCAATTTGGTAATCTCCTGTAACTGGGAATGTAAGTCCATTCCAGTTTCCACCTGGTGATAGAGTGATTCCCATGTATCCGCTCGTGCGGTACGAAACTTTAACTTGACTGTTTGCTTGACCAGGATTTAATCCTTGGGAAGATGGATTAAACTGTAGTGTAATAAAGTTACCATCTGCAAATCCAGTGCCCGAATTTTGAGCATTACCCATATCTACGATACGATAATTTATATTACTACGTTCATTGAAGGATGGATGTAGCGTGATTGTATCGGGAGTTCCACCAGTGTTGAGATTTACTCTAATCGTATTTGGGCTTATTACACCAGTAATAACATAAATACTGTCTTCACTGCTACCGGATCCAGGTTTCCACATAACCAAAGCTTTATTGGTCATATCTTTAACTAAAGCTTGCTGTGTGCCACCACTGGTCCAATTTCCATTAGGACTAGAATTGTTCAGATAGAAGTTAGAATAGTCAACTAATGTACCACCGCTTGTATAAGCGCCAGCCCCTAATGCTCCGTTAAGAGATAGAACGTTATCAAAACTGTTAAGAGGCGTTACAGTAAATGTACTACTAGCATTTGGCATGCCACCAATTCCTGCAGTAATTGTTGTATTACCAGATAATAGCGTGCTTGGCCTATCCAACACCACCGATATAGAAGAGTTAATGCTACCATAGGTAGACATAGTTCCAGAACCGCCAGAAGCTCCTGTGAAAGTAGTGGCCGTAGTTCCTGTGTAAGTAATTGGATAGGTACCTGTGGAACTTGTGATGAAAATAGTTCCGGTTGGCGCATAACTTATAAATACTGGACCCCCGGTTGACATAGTTCCAGAACCGCCCGAACATCCTGTAAATGTAGTTCCTGTGAT